TCTAATGTATGATCTGTGCGGAAATAAGCAGTACGGATACCAGAAAGCCTGTACCTATATGTCCAATATGGGAATCCTTGCAAGGAGTGGCAAACCTTTTACGCCCTCTACTTTAAAAGGGATTATCTCAAATCCAGCAAACATCGGTAAAGTCCGCTGGGGGCATCGTAAGACTGTCAGGGCTGTAAAAGATGGGCGTGTAGTAAAGTCCCGTCCAAAAGCCACAGATTACATCCTCTCAGATGCGGCATGGGCGCCACGGATCAGCCCAGACTTATTTAAACGCGCGAACCAACCAAAAGGATGTTTTTCTGCTCCAGTCAGAAACGACAGACCGATACAAAATCTATTTGCAGGTCTGGTCAGATGCTCACAATGCGATCGGCTTATGGTCCGTAAGAAAGCGCAAACGAAAACGCCCTATGATATGCTGATCTGTCAGTATACAGAGTGCTCCACAGTCGGGATCCGGATTGATGAACTGGAAGAAGCTCTTCTGGGGTGGCTGAAAGACTACATAGCCAAATATGAATTTGCTGACACTCATGAGGAAGATACTGCTGCTATTGCCGCAAAAGAATTGATCGTCACAAATTTTGAGACTGAACATCAGACGCTTTTAAAACAGAGGGAATCCTTATTCGATTTTTTAGAGCAGGGAATTTACACAAAAGAAATTTTTATTGAGCGTTCGAATGCACTGGAGCAGCGGATCAGAGACTGCATGAATAACATCACTGCTGCCCGTGAAGATTTGCATACCACAATCGCAAGACAGGCAAACCGGAAAAATTTTGTGCCGAAGTGCAAGAATTTATTGAGTGAGTGGGACTCTCTGACTGTCTCGGAAAAGAACAGCGCCTTGAGACAGCTGATTGACAGGATTGTTCTGACTAAGACGAAACGGAACAAGAAAAACCAGAAAAACTCTGAATTCACAATCGATGTGTACCCGAAAGTGCCGAAATAACGGTGCTTTCGGAGTATATTTATTAGCTGCATCTTTTACGAGCGTATTCTTTCGCACATCTAAGATGCAACTAATCCACATTAAATAAGTAGTAACTTTTTGATAAAAATAAGATTGATACAATATTCTCAGGACGGCAACTCCATCCGTCCAACACTCATATACGCTGCACGTAAAAAGGTGTGCATCATTTCGGTTGTCAGGATCATTCCTTCTGGCAACCGAAACTTAAAAGTATTTCCGGGTATCTCCATAAATTCCTGATATAATAAAAACGTATCGTAAGATTCGTAGATCTGGTATTCCATAATTGTTCCCCCTCTTGCATTGATTACATATTATTATAACACAGAGGGGCTTGAATTGAATTTATTAAAAAATACATTTCACTGACAAATAATATTGATTCCCCTCAGAGAGCTAATCTCCGAGGGGATTTTATTAGAACAACTGGAACCGATCGATTGCCTGTCCGAACGCTCCAGCATATCCGTCCTGTCCGTTTCCAGTCTCGTTATCATACTGCCATGACCAGTAAGCTCCATTTACAGGGCTGACACGGTACTGCGCTTTCTGGTAGCCGTATTTTGCCGCATAATCTGCTGGAGTATTGTAGTACACCTCGATTGCGTCAATTGGCTGTCCTGTACCGGCATAACCATTATTGTGATCTTTCCAGTTGCATCCTGTCACATAAGGCAACCAACCTCTGCCGATTACGTGGACTCTGTATTTTACGGATCCCTTGTCTACCTTGATAGCCACGTCTGTGATTTTTTTGCCCTGAATTCCGGCAAAGTCTGTAAGATTCCGCACAAACGGTAAGATGCGTCCGTCCTCCAATTTGACGGCGTAAGTAAATACTACTTCCGGCTGCTGCGACGCCGATACCTGTCCGGATCCCTGTCCTCCAGATACATAAGTTGGCGGCGTGACATTACCACCCATGTACTCCTTAATCCGTTTAATAAAGTAGGATTTTGTAGCTTCTCTGCCACCGTGAATCTCCACAGATCTGTGAGGGCAAGATGTAGCATACACTTCCTGATGTAGCCTTATCGTGCTTGTACTTGGTGTGATTCCATATTGCTTGCACTTCTGCGCTGCCAACTGCAATGCTTTTTCCTCATTTGCTTTAAATACATCCAGATCGCCCATGCTCTGACACGTTTCGATGCCAAGATAATTTAAGTTCCCGTTTGTGTCTCCGCAGTGCCAAGCGCAATTCCAGTCATCCTCTGCCTGTAAGATGCCATCCTGTGCTACATAATAGTGCGCAAATCCATTTTCAAGCGGATGTGTCTGTAACCAATTTCTGTAAAATGCTGCATTGGCGTTCTTGCTTCCAGCGTCATTGTGAAAAAAGATACCTACCGGATTTCTCCCTCTGTTTCCTGCTACTCCACGACAAATACTCATATTTTCTCCTTTCCGTGCGACATCGCACAATAAAAGAGAGCCTGTTTCCAAGCTCTCCAGAATCTACTTATATGCAAGTGCCCGTTCTGAATCTCCTGTCCCCGGCGTTGTTGGGTCTACAACTACACCAAGGATTGCCAGCACTGCAAAAAGTGCATTGATTACGGTTAATAGCTTATCCCCAAGGTCTCCAAGGTCGATGGTAAGACCAAACACTGCCGCAATTGCCTGTATCAACAGTAAGATTGCTGGGATCAGTGTAACCCAGAATGCCTTGTTTTTAATTCTTACAATCCAGTTAATCTTCTTCATTTTTCATTCTCCTTTACAGATACATCGCTACTATTCCACCAATCACAGCTCCAATAAGAGCGGTTACAACTCCATCCCATCTCTTGGCCGGAGTCTGCTCAAGATGCGTCACCTTTGCGGTGAGTTGTACCAACGTTTGGTTCATAAAGCCAACCTCTTTGGTTAGCCCTACCATCTCTTGTGCCAGTTGATGCACCACATTTACAACGTCCTCCGCCTCTTTCATTCGGTGTTTTAGAGAGCCGATTTCTTTTCCGTGCTCTGCAAGTTTTACCTCTACTTCATTGTCTGTCATTTCTGCCTCCATTTATTTTAAAGTATAAAAATAAGACCCTCACGGTCTTGTTCTGATCTCCATGTACCCTCCTAAGACGATGCAATCCAAGATGTACAAATCGTTCGCTCTGCATAATCTTTCTTTTCCACATCCAAAGAAATCTTGTCTCCTATACGATATCTTCCAGTTCCAATAATCGTCCCTGCGACTACTTCCGGGCACGCGCAAAATACGTGATATTTCGGCCGGAATTCTTCCGGGATGGCCGCCTCGTCAAAATCATTGAAAGACCCGCTGTTCGGAAACTGTGCCAACATCTCAATTTTGCAGTGTACGATATTACCGACCTTATACAGCCATATTTGTGTGTGGTTGCTGCTGTTTACATTGGAGTATGGTCCTCTAACCTGTCCGGAATCATATTCCTTGATTCCCATCAATTCTTGATCACCCAGTAATAACTTGCCATGAAACCTCGCATCTTGATAGAAATCATAACCCACTTCGCTATCGCTTGCTGTTCCGCCGAAAGCAATACTTCTCCCTTTATTTGCAACATCCAACGCCCGGAACTGTGCCGGAACAATCACTTCTTCTTGTTTGCTGCCGTTTAAGTCCGTGATTGTAACGATAACAAAGTACACACTCCCCGTGGATATTTTCCCATTCCCGATTATTTGAGAAATCTTTCCGCTTGTCGTGTTTGGGTATGTTTCGCTTGCTTTCACCGGACTCCCGGAAGCAGTCTCCTGATAATCTATCCTGACACTGGTTGCCTTGTTAGAGCTATTTAAGGTCTGGTCTACTTTCCAACTCCCAGTGACTTTAATGTACGTGCCATCATTTTTTGGTGATCCCTTAGAGTCGCATCGCAATGCAGTCAACCCGGTAATTGTCGGCTTAATGTACGCGATCTGCCAAACTGCATAAAGAGTCACATCCGCATCGGCACCGTATGTTGATCCCGGCATGTATGCTACGTCTCCAGCGGACGATGTTGCCCAGCCCATAAATACATAGCCATCTCTTGTGGGACGCACAGAAGATAGTGTTAATACGGATCCGTATATCTTTTTCTGGCTGTCTGGAGCACCGGTCCCGCCATTTGCATTATAAGATACTGTATGCTCCCATGTAATAGCCGGCAATGTGTATTCCCCACTCGCTGAGATCGTGGCTGGATTAACTCCTGTATTGACCGTCGCGGAAAAGCCAATCTTCTTTGATTGTCCGCTCGTTGGCATCGTGATCCGGAACGTCTTTGTTCCGCCGATATTCGTCCAGATCCATTGTCCGCCGCCACTTCCGACTGCAAATGTCGCACTGCCAGAGGTGTTCTGTCCATCACAGTTCATACTGTACGGTGCACCGCCGTAATTGTATCCGCCCCAGTCAAATGCGATATCAAATCTGATATCTACATCATACTTGTGCGTGAGATTAACATCTCCTACACCACGTACTGCCGTGACGTATATTCTTCCTGTTCCTGCCATTTTTTCTCCTTACTCGATATAGATTATAGATAGGTGTCCATCCCCATTGTCCAGCATAGCATAGTTGCCTACACCAACTCTCTTTGCACTTAGATTGTCAATTTCTGCAACCGGCATATACGCTTTCTCGTTTCCGAAATATGCCAATCCCTTATCGCCCTCGTAAAATCCCAATCTGGAGTTTGTTAATCTGGCTTTTAGGTCGTTTCCTGTTCCGCCAAGCTCCAGAAACGGTGTTACGCCATCCGACCCCTGCCGTACCCATGTATCAACCACCTCGGTCTTACCATTCACATACTCTACTGTATTTTTAAATTCGGCTCGGACTTCATTTTTATATTTTTCGAAGCTTGTGTTGATATTTGTTACGCTCAATATTGCAGTGTTTGCAGAGTCCTGTGCATTTCCTGCTGCATCTTTCGCATCCTCGATATCTCCCGTGTATGCTTCTACCCATTTTTCGCCGTCCCAGTATTTTAAGACATTATTGACCGTATCATACCAGAGTTTGGTTTTGTCATCCGGTGGTGTTTCGGACTTGATCGTTCCGTCTGTTCCGTCTTCCCCTTTATATTTCGACCACTGATAGTCTTTCGGATTACTGCTTTCTGTCGGTACTTCTTTGTTGTAGGCAAATCCAATGTAATATTTTCCATCTGGGCTGTCAGACATCCCATTCCCGTTCTGGTCATCCGCATATCTCACCCATGTATAATAAGTTTTGCCGTCCTTTCCAGGTTCTCCAGGGATTCCCTCACCGGTGATCCGCGCCCATTGATAATCTTCTGGATTATCGGACATTACCGGAGTCTCCTTATTGTAGGCGATTCCTAAGTATTCTTTTCCATCCGGACTACTGGACATTCCATTTCCATATTCGTCATCGGCAAATTTAAACCATGTGTAATACGTTGTTCCGTCTTTTCCAGGCTCTCCATCCGATACATCTGTCACTGTGACCTCATAATACCCACGCTTTACGCCGTTTTCGTAAGCCGTAAATGAGTAAACTGCCTTAACATCCACATCCTCGGCGTTTACCGTCACGCTCCGGCCAACATAAAACTCATTCCCGTCTTTACTCCATCGGATTTCAAGGCTACCTGACACATCCACACCGTTGTTGTAAGCATAAGCTGTCAGCGTTGTGCTGCCGACGCCGTTTTTAAAGATAATGCCGTTGTTTGTAGCGATCGAACAGGTGTAGGCCTTGGTCTTGTTGATTAACTCCTGCATCTTATCCAGCAGATCGCTCGATATCTCGGACATCAGCTCTTTGTAGTTTGTAAATACCGTCTTTGCTGTTTTTGGATTGGTAAGACTGCGCACCTGTTCCGATACCCTTGCCTGAAGGTATAGGGTCGGCATCCACTCCTGATCCTGCATCCTTACAGTGTCTCCGATGTTGGTGTCAAAGTATCCATCCACCTCATAAGTCACCACTGGCTCGGATGCGGTTTTTAGATCGGATAAAGCCATACTGTAGAGCTTGTCCTTGTTATCCGTATCATACTCTTTCCGCATCAGGATGTAAGCATCCTCTTTATTTACGATATTTGACGGAAACCTGTCTCTCGCCTGTGGTGCCCGGATGATCGCACCGTCTGTAAAGTATTCCAAACGTCCGCTTGCATCGTATTCTTTTTTATCCAGTCCATTAATCGTCAGCCCGTCTTTCCCGGTTGGGATGATGCAGGTGTACAGGTTCTCGGCATCTGTGGTTTTTCGGATTCCGGTGATCCCTTTCCCATACCGCAAGACAACATCATTTCGGAATGTTCCGATTCCGCTATCCTTATCGCTCTGCTCCCGGTATACATTCAGCACAATCTCTTTTAGGGAGTAGTCTTTGTTTAAAACCGTCTCAAATTCAATTTCCGCAGAAAATACATTGGCCAGAGAAAATAATCGTTTTAAGATGGATGTGGTGCCTGTCCATTCATTCGTGATCCGTTTATCGGATACCTCATTCAGTCCCAGCCGAACGGAATGCTCCGGGTCGAATACATTCAGGTATTCTTCAAAACTCATGGCGTTTTCTGCCTTATACGCCCCGGCATCCTCGTTGATCAATTCAAAGGACAATGACCATGCTTCCGCTGTCACCGTCTGTTCTGTCCGCTCTGTATGGATGATATTAAGGTAGTAATGTTTTCCCTTGGCAATAAAAGCTATCTTATTTCCAGCTGTGATGTGCACGGAATCTGGATGCTTTGCGTCTACCGTAAAGGTGTATGTATTCGCTGCTCCCTGTAAATATTCGTGCAGTTCATCGCCCCAATAGTGCATAGACTTCCGGTGATTGTTATCCATATAAGTCAATGGCTTGTCTCCCGTACTTAGGATTGCGATTCTTGCGTGCTCCATTACAGATATACCTCCCGTATTTTCGCTCTGATTGTTGGTGGTGGGCTGCTGAAATCTGAATAGTAAAACTGTACTTCCGTAGTTCCTGGCGGTACCTTAAAATAATCCGTTCCGGTCACCTCATGTCCTGCAGATGCAACGCCATCTACATAGACCTTGGTACTCTCTCCGTTGATCTGAACCACGCTTCCGGCTTGAAACCGGTTCGGAACGTCCCTTTGTGCATCCACACTGTGACTGGTAAATTCTATGGAGTATACGTGATTTTCTCCTATTCCCTCCCCGGATCCCCAGACACCAATAAAGATGCTGATTTCGGTCACCTCAATGTCTATCATTTCCGGCACCGTAAATGGTTTTACTTCTCCGTTGACATTAAACTCAAACCGATCCCCAAACTTGGAGATGCTGGATTTTCCTGCATTCTGCCCGGTTCTCGGATTGTCCCAGCTACAGTCAAACTCAATTTTTCCTTTATTGAGACCATTTACAAAAAACTCTGCGTAACCTCTGTTATTTCCAAGTTCATTCTTAAACACAGTCATAGCCGCCACGTTCTTTTTGTTTCGGTCAGTCATCAAAAACTGGATGACACCCCGGTTGTTAAATGTGGATGTCGTAAAGTAATGATGCCAGGACAGCGTACAGTTCTTGGCTCCGGTGTGTCCGTTGCTGTCTCTCGGCACTTGTTTTGTCCAGCTCGGACCGTGCCACTGTTCTCCCGCTCCATAATCTGTGACTCGCAGGGCATAACCTCCAGTTCCGTTGGTGATCGCAAGTTTTCCTGTCTGCTTGTGCTCACTTACGACATGGACGGTGGTAGCGTTGTTTAAGACCCAACCGCTGGTACTTGGGGAAAACTTGTCATTGACGAGGATTTCCGATGCTTCGTAGCCCTCCACGTCTGTTTCCTCTACCTTTCCGAGTTGGATCGTTCCATACCGGCTGACCAATCCAATAAATCCGTTCTCGTGCTTGTGGGTAATCTCATAGTCCACATCGGCCCATTCTGTGCCGTTGTTTTGGATGGTGATGACTTTGTGGTCTCCTTGTTGGATTCCATCAAATGGGGTTTCTGTGGTGGAATAGGCCACTCCGTCTGGGATGAGCCATGTGATTGATCCGCTACTGTACATATCATCCTCTTCCAGTACCGGCTCTCCGTCCACGATTGCGTCATAATAAATAGACGGTTCATCAGAAAATATCAGTCTTTTCGGCTCATCACTATATAAAATTTCTGCCATCCTACGCCGGAATTCACTTAATTCTCTTGCCGTGGAATTTGCAATCTGGAACTCCATCACGATCTGCTTCGGAGAGTATGTGGAATACAGAAATTCTCCAGCATTTATGTTTTCGATACTTCTTGTGTTGTTTGTTATGAATGGTGTTAAATTCCGGTCAAGCCTTGTGATCTTAACCGGAATCTCTACGCCACCGTAGGTTGCTTTAAGTAGTCCCAATCCTTTCCCCTCCTAATAGCTTTTCGAAATTGTCCATCTTTTTAATCATCGGCCTTGCATATCCTACCGTCTGCTGTGCGACAACTCTTCCGTCCAGTGTCGTTGTCAGATTGATATTTAGATTAATATTCTTTTCGCCCATAATCTCCAAGATCGATTCCTTAATATAACCTTTTAGCGATCTCAGTGGAGTGATTGCTTCTGCTTCTCTTTCCGCAGCACCACCGATTCCTCCAGACGGCATCTGGAATAATGCTGGTTTCGTAAGGATTCCACCATCTTTAAACCATTTCACGTCCAACATTGGCAGGCTTGGAAGAAAATCCGACAATTTAATGTCTCCAATACCATTCTCGTAACCAACTCCACGATAAGCAGCAGCGAGACTTCCGTACCTCGAAACTGCATATCGGATGGATGCAAGCATATTAGATAGTGGATCGTAGATGTTTTTATCGTATCCCGGCATTGCATAGGCTCTAAATGTTGGGTCAATGACCTGCATGAGTCCCTTAGATGGCGTTCCATTAATCGCGTTGATATCCCAGTTGTTAATCGCATTCGGGTTCCCACCGGATTCTGTCTGCATCTGGTATAACAACCTCTGCAAATTCGCTTCTGAGTACTGCCCTGTCATCTGTAGTGCCCTTGTTGCCAGAGTTCTCCACTGTTCCACACCAGCACTTGGATTATAATTAACGTTCGATTGCGTATCAAAAATTCCTTTTACAAATCCGACCACGCTGTCAAATACCGTGCTGACCGCTCCTTTTGCTACAGAAATCCAAGGTTCGAACGCTCCGGACAAATCCGTAAATTTATCAATCGCAATCTGCACGATCTTACTCGGATGCGTGATATAATCCCATACATTTCCCGTAAAGTCTTTTACCGTATCCCAGATACCTCCAAAAAACTCACCGATTCCGTTCGCAAAATGTGGAAGTTCTTCCAGAAAACTTTTCGTCTGGTTCGCTGGCATTATCTTTGTTCCTTTTTTCAGCGGCAAAACTACATCTCTTCCTTCTGGAATAAATGGTTTTCCATGTGGCGGAACGATCATTTCCTTGTATGTAGAGCCTTTCTGGTCGTTTACGATACCTAGCGTGTCTTTTGGGACGCCACCAGTTCCCCTTGCAAACTTCGGAACTTCCCACAATGCAAATTGCTTGTCCGATCCTACTTTATCAAGCACCCAGTTTACACCATTGATTACACCATTTACCGCTCCACCGATAGGCTTTACAATTGCGTTCGCAATCCCTTTCACGATTCCTCCAAGAGTATCCCTGAGATTGTTAAATCCGTCTTTAATAAACTTCCAAACGGAAGAAAAAGCGTCCATAGCTTTCTCTTTGATCGAATCCCATATTCCACCGAGTACACCCTTTATGCTGTTCCAGATTCCAGCCGCTGTATCCTTGATTCCATTCCAGATATCGGAAAAGAAATTCGCTACTGGAACGAAAACAGCACTTGCAGTATCACTGATCCATTTCCACGCCTTTTCAAGCGCGAACTTGATCACTTCCCACACTGTGTAAATAACGGCGTATATGGCGTACATGACAGCGCCAATCGTTCCCTCAATGAATTTTAGCGGCCCTTCTATCACGTTATAAATCTGTTGCCAAATATCGGCAAAGAAATCTTTAATTCCGTTCCATACTTCTTGGATTTTCTCGGATATGGTATCCCATAACCCAGACATCCAGTCCTTAAATGCACTCCATTTTTCCGAGAGCCAGTCTGTAATGTCTCCCCAGTTTTTTATCACAAGGATGATTCCAGTTATTGCAGCGATAACCGCCGCTATTGTTAGCGTGACAGGATTGATCAAACCAACAATAGATCCTACTACTTTAATAATTGTGCCAATTCCTATTATTAGCTTCCCTATTATTATTAATATAGGCGATAATGTAGCCACAATTATTGTCCCTATTGCTATAATTTTCTTTGATTCATCACTCAGCCCAGAAAACCACTTTGAAAACTCTTTCACTTTTTCTACGACAGTATCTATCACTGGTGCAAGCACTTCCATCAATGCGTCACCGAGTTCAATCATCACATTTTTTAGCTCATTAAATGTTTTTCTGAATGTGTCAGACTTCGTTTCTAGTTTTCCAAGAGCTTCTTCTGTTGCACCCGTTGAATTTCGCATTTCGTCAAGCGTTGCATTGAACTCCTGCGCTCCATCTCCGAGAAGCACGAGTCCAGCCTTTGCCGCTTCTGAACTTCCCCACATATCCCCAAATGCCAGACCTTGTTCTTTCGCCCCATTAGAGACGATTTCTAAAACATCTGCAAGGCTCATCCCTGATTGCATCAAATCTGAAAATGATTGCCCTGTTTTTTCTTTTAACAAATCGGATACTTTTGTACCGGACTTTCCAAGCTCATTTAGCATTGCGTTCATGTATGTGGTGGATTCCGCTGCTGCTACACCATTAGAAGTCAATTTTACGTAACCAGTTGTTACCTGATCTAGTGCTACATTGTTTGCTTTTGCAGTTGGGATAATCCTTCCCATTGTTGACGCAAGCTCCCCAACTGTAGTTTTACCTGCATTCTGCGTTTGAATAAGCATATCGGAAACTTTTCCAACTTCACCAGCTTCCAATCCATAGGCATTCATGATCGTGGTCAAAACATCCAGCGCGTTTCCAGCATCTGCAAATCCGGCTTTTGCAAGTTTCGTAGACTTTTCTACAAACGCAAGAGCATCGCCCGTTTTCTGTCCTGCTGAAATTGCATCGTACACGTTATCTGCAATCTCTGTTGCACTTATACCAGTCTGATTTGACAGATTCTTTATTCCCTTTTCCAATTCGGAAATCGGTACTTCTGTTTCGTCCGCAATCGTGCTTACTTTCGCAATTGCTTCTTCAAAGTCCATGCTCATCTTGGAAGAAGCGATCCCAGCACCGGCAAAAGTTCCACTTAACGGAGCAAGTGCCTTTCCTGCATCGCTAACTTTACCGCCAATTTTCTTAACAGATTCTCCGGCATCATTAATCTTGCTTGCCACTTTTCCGGATACATCATTTAATTTTTCCAATTGTGTTGTATAAGATTTTAAATCTTGTTCAGTCTTTGCGAGCGTCCTCTGGAATTCTCGATATTCATCTAATCCGAGATCGCCAGATTTGAACTTCTGTTCAACTTCACTCCGTGCTTGTTTTAATGCATCCAGTTTTTTATTCGTGTTTCCAATCTGCTCATTCAGCAACTGTTGCTTTTGCGTGAGAAGTTGCGTATTTTTCGGGTCAAATTTCAATAATCTATTTACGGACTTAAGTTCTCCGCCAAGACTTTTTGATGTATCTTCCGCGGATTTCAAAGCTTTACTGAGTGCCGTTGTATCCGCACCGAATTTTATTGTGATTCCTTTTATTTTCTTATTCGCCACTTTCTCACCTCTTTAAAAATTATCAAAATCTTCCTGTGTTGCTTTTCTCGCAGTAGGATTTTCATCTTTTTTCTGGTTGTCTATATACTCTTGTACATAGTCCAGACAGTCTCCGATCGTCATTTCTTCCATGTCTTCGCTGGTCAGTCCAACCTGTCTGCAAACATAAAAAAAAGACTCATTCGTGAACGGCTCTCCACTGGATGAATCTTTATCATTTATTTTTTTTTAGTAGTTGGCATGGTGTCTGTAAGCAGATCCTTTACTTCTCCCATGATTTCATTGAGCGGGAATACTTCGAATCCATCCAGCCACTCCAATGGATCAGGAATCGTTCTGTCTGCCGTTTTCGCCATTGTCCAGATGATGTCGTAAAACACTTCCATGTCCATGTGGTCAAGCGAAGCGAAAGAAATGTCCTGTATTCCAAAATTCCTTTTCGTTCCTCTTCCGAACACTTTCGCTACTTTCATCAAGTCTGCAAAATAATCTCTTCCAAACTGTGCCTTGTACCTTTTGGGAAGTGCTGCTGTCGATTTCAGTTTCACTGGTTTTTCGTCAATGTAAATTGTTTTTTCCAAATTTATTCCCTCCATACAGGGTGAGCATATCCGCCCACCCACATTTTTTACGCCGCTGCTCCAGCTTCTTCATACACTTTTGTATGCCAAGAGTTATACGTCTCTTCATCCACTCCTGCGGATGTAGACGCTTTAACCAGATTATCACTCGGTCTCGGGCTTGCTACCATTGCCAGTTCTGTTGTATTCGGATCACCACTATCTTTTGTCGCACTTCCAACAGATGGTCTGTTTACGGAGCAGTAATACAAGAGATGTCGTGTCGCTTTTACATCTCCCTGGAACTCAAACATCAATGCAATATTTGCCGTCTGAGCGTCAGAGCTTTCGATCAGCACTCCTTTTTCTGTTTTCTTTTCTTTCAGCACTTCCGTGCGGAAATCTTCCGGAACTCTCGCAAGCGTCAGAGTACCTTCGTATCCCTGATTGTTTGGGTTTGTGTAATAATCAATGTCATCAGCTTTAAATCGGATCAGATCACCACTCTTGTCGAATGTGATACTTACCGCACCAGGCAATTTCTTCGGTGCACCGTACGTGATTTTTCCACTCTCATCCACTGTAACAACAGCGTAATAACAGTTTCTTAAGCCAAATTCCACTTTGTTTTCTTTTGCCTGTACAGCTTTTGTTGCTCCTGCCATATGTTACCTCCTATATATCAATTTCGTATGCTTTTAGATACATACCTTCAGAATCTAAAAAACTCTCGTACGATTCATACGGGAGTTCATTACTGTTTAATAGTTCCTTTACTTTTTCTTCCAACTGCAAGTCTTTCTGATCTGTGTATACCTCAATCGTGACGGCGTATCCCTCGTAATACACGGTGTCATCCGCATAAAATCCGATATCCTCGTCCACATAGTATACGATGTACGGCAATTCTGGTACTTGACCGACTGCAAAACAACGATACGCAATCGGAAGATTGAGTGATTTTAACTTGTCTTTTAATTCTGGCAATGTCATTTCACAGCCTCCTTTCCAGTTCTTCGACATACTCTTTTATGCATTCCTGTTCCACTTCTTCGATATGCGGATACGCTCGTACTTCACCGATTTTTCTCCCACCACGTTTCAATTGGTGTCCTTTTTCCAGTAGATGGGCTAGGCGGTATGTTGGAGATTTGTTGTGCACCATTATTCCATATTTATCGGTCGTTCTCGTCCAGTTCTTTGCATAAGTACCACCATTCTTGCTCTTTGGACTATTTTCTCTTAGTTTTTTCGCAGCTTTTCCGGACGCTTTCATTGCGACTTTCTGCGTGGTTTCCCTCACTTCTTCTGTGTATTCTTCCATCTGCCGCATAATTTCTCTGGCGAGTTTGTCAGCACTTATGCTTTCGCTCATTTTTCGATCCTTTCCGTGCAGGTCAGTTCCAACTCTTCCATGCTGATTGGATACGTCTTAATCACTTTCAGCTTCTTTCCGTGGAATCGGATATACCTCTGTCCTTCATATTCATAAGGATGCACGATCAAAATCTCTGAAATTTCCATGTTGTTCTGTCCTGCAAGGTAGAATTCATTTCGGGGAACTTTTTCTTTGCAACACCAGATCTCCTGTTCCGTTTCAATCGGTACTTGCTGACCGAGTTCGTCCTCTTCATACCCGTTGGAAGATATCAATACTACTTTTTCATCCCATGTTCGATTCATTCTGCACCGCCTTAATCATCAGATTGTTCAACCGAAACCGTATACTTCTTGGAATCACACCGTCTTCTGGATGATTGTACTTCCACGTAGCCCAATCCAGCACAAACAGGATGTGGTCATATCTCTCTTCCGTGATGCGAACGCCGTGTACATTTTTGCATTCGTCAAGAATACCATCTATGATCGCATAAAGGACGGAATCCCTACTATCTGTAGAGATTCCAAGTCTGTCTTTTAATAGTTGCAATACAATCACTCTCATAAGCATACTCCTTATGAATTCGCCATGATCCCCTGTTTTTTCATCTCCGCAAGAATCGCATTGATTTTATTTTTCAGGTCAGTTGCGGTTTCTGTGGACAAATCTGCAATCAAAGCCATCTGTTTTACGCCACCAAGCGTTGTCTTGTTTGCTGCTGAAAGAGTGTAACTTGGTCCCGCAGGTCCCTGTGCGCCCGGATCTCCCTTGTCTCCTTTCGGTCCTGCTACTCCTGGATCGCCTTTTTCGCCTTTTGGTCCTACTGGTCCTGCCGGTCCTACTGGTCCTGCTGGTCCTGCCGGTCCAACCTGCTCATTCTTCACGCCCTGCTCTAACTTATTCAGTTTCTCTGCTGTAATAACGTCATCATTATTCCATGTAGTTGGTGTATATGCCATAACTCATACCTCCTATTTCGCTTTACCTACTTTTGCCTTTCCGACTTTCCCTCTGCCAACTAAGGCTACATCGTCAGAGGGGATTATTCCCCCGGTGTGTATGTAATGTAGAATCCGGCGTCTGTATCCGTTTTCTTCACATCATATCTCACAATACCGGCAAGTAGTTTACCGTAAATCTGGTTATCTACCCATTCAACGCTTGTCTGTTTGCGGTCAAAGAATGCGCAGAATGATTTCGGATCACCGACAAAACCTTTTAATTCGCCATCTCCTGCGATCATTTCGTCATCCAAAACGATTACCTCTTTGCCAAACAGCATCTTTCCGCTTGAGGAAGTGATGGAATCCTGCAGCAGATATCTTCCATTCTTATCTTTCAACTTGTCCAGCTCGGCATACAAGGAAGCTGAAATGATGAATTTTACAGGATACACTTTCTTGATTTCTTTGTTCACCAAATCTTTCAACCCATCCAGCCCTGTAACACTTTTCGCTGTTGCACTCTTTAATATAGTTGCGATATCTGTATTTCTTGCATTTCTGGACTGGTCATTGATTTCATCCCGGATCAAACCTGTTACATCATAGTCAGCGTCATCAATAGCCTCCTGAGAAATCGGAATATATCCTCTTCTTGTTTCGATGCTATAGTCGATATTTGAGATTTTCGGTTTGGAAAGCTCTGGGTTCTGTTCCAGTTCTGCAACAGTAGACATTTTACTTCCAGATTTCGCAATTACCGGGTATTTCCCAGACGCACTGTTGACACTTACATTTTTCACGTAGTTTTTCAGGTCTACAATATCCTCTGGTTTCTCCTGTGGAGCAAGAATTTCTACGGGGATCAAAATACCTGCATCCGCTTCTTTAAATCCGCCCTCTCTTACCTGCCCTTTGGACTTCACAAATGCGTTAATCGCGCTTCTTGCCTCTTCAATTTCTTCACTTCTTTTACCCATATCTTTCTCCTTTTCACGTTTTTCTGGAGCTTTTTCATACTCCTTCATTTTTCCACGCAGCTCGCCAAGCTCTGTTTCAAGCTCACTTTTTCTTTCTTCGTGCGCTTCTTTTTCCTCAGTAAACTTCGTAATCTCTTCATCCACAACCGAGCGTTCTTCCTCTGTATTTGCTTCTTCAATGGATGTTTCCAATTCCTTTTCTCTTGTCTCAAAATCTGCGTCTTTTCCACGGATTTCTTCCAATTCTTTCTCTTTGTCTGCGATCTGTTTCGCAAGCATCAACTGTCTTAAAGCCATTACTTTTCTCCTTTCAATCTCTTTGTAGCGTTGCTTCGCCACTGTTCCATCTGTTTTTCTCGATACTGTTCCACCTGTGCATGTCTCGCCTGTACGCCCGTATCTTCATAAGCCGGGAATGTGCATACAGACACTTCGTGCAGATCAACTTCTCGTATTGTCCATTTCACAGTGCCATCATCTCTCCAGTCCGTTTCCTCACGCACGATGTTAAACCCAAATGAACATTGATCCACATCTCCGCGCTTCACCCTTTCGTATAGGTTCATGGCGTCTGTGTCGTTTTCGTTAATATCAATCTCGCCCCATAGACCTCTTGTATCGGTTCTCAGGCGTAAAGTTCCAACTTTTGTCCGTCCAAGTACAAGTGTGTCATCATGGTTTGTCAGAGCACGGATGTCGTTGCTCATGGTGTTCGCAAATGCTTCTGGTGCAATCTCTTCATAAGCTCCCGGCCACAACTCTGTTTCGGAATTAAAAACAGCGAAGTATCCGGAAATTGTTTTCTTTCCGTCCTCCGCTTCTCGTGTTTCAAACTCCGCTTTCCACGATCTGGTTAGGTTTTCTTTCTTTCGTTCCACTATTCATCACCTCCCGTCCTCAATTTCTTCTGTTCTCCAATCATCCCCTGTGGAATAAAGTTTTCAAGGATGATCAGATCGTTTAATCCATCTTTCGGAGAGTCGCCAATCAGATTCAGTACATCATTTCCTGTGTAGATTCCTCGGATATATAGGTTCATTCCGATTTCCGCAAGTTCTTTGGTGTCGTAAGCCATCAAGCTCTTTGAATTACATTTAAAGTACCAATGCGGGCTCTGGATCAAACCTTTCGTAAGTGTCTGTTGGAATACGTCCGCAATCGACTTTACTCTCGTCCGGACAAAGTTGTTATACTCGTCCTTGTTAAAGCTTCCGACTCCCAAGAAAAAAGGCGGTACATCCAATAAGGATGCAACCGTCCTCTTATCAATCTCCACCGATTCATTGATCGCAATATCTTTTAGGGACAACGGCTTTACCTCGGATACTTCCAAAAATTCCGCTGGTATGATCCAAGGTTCTCCGGGTTTTGATTCTTTCAGATACTTTTCTTTGATCTGTTTTCTTCCAGCTTCGTTCGCAAAATCCTCTGACATTGCATCTACCTTCACGATGATGTTAGGCATGTACTGTCCGCTCATAAAAGATTTCTTAGTCGCATTTGCCTGTTTCAAATTAGATGCGATATCCTTTAAAGCAAGCCTGTAGCCCGTACCCTTCCATGGATACTCCGGATCCGGGTTGATTGCAAAGTGTAGCACTTCGCTTGGATCGTATTCCTCGCTTCCGTAGATTATCTTGTACCCTGTCGATGTCTCTTCAAAACTTGTCATGGATGGTTTCAGCGGAATCAATTCATCAATGTATCCATCCCTCATCACTGGAAGGACGACTGCGTTCCCGTCACCCGGCAACAACATAGAATATACAATGTTGTATACCCATGCTTTTCTTGTCATTAGCGAATATGGATTGATATCTATCTTTCGTGATAACTCATTCTTAATTCGGATATCTCCATGTGGACCATTTTCCATCAGGTGGATTGTCATGCCGGAAACAAGATCGGCAATCTTCTGACACGCTGCCCGAATTTCTGGATTCTGCGCCAGCGTTGTGTATCCTGACGGCAATAAAAAATCAGAGAACGTAGCCCCCTGATAAACAAATACTTTATTCTGTGGCTCTGATCTGATACTCTTCTGTTTCTTTTTCTTTGCCATTTCTTTCTCCTACTCTCTCTTTAACCATTTATTTGCTGCATTTCCAAGTGCCATGTCAGCCAACATCTGACAGCACGAAAAGACCCCTGCATCGAATAAGTCAATTCGTCTTACTCCACCGTCTCCATCTACTTTCTCGTATTGGATCATGTCATCCACCTTTTCGATTGCACGTACATTCTGTACGCAGTACTCAAAAGCATCTGAATGTAGATAATAGAATTTTTTATTCTTTACCTTCACCTCGATATGCCGAAATCCCTCAGATTTTACATAAAAATACTGGGGCTGATCCTGAATCCGGAATCCAGATTTTTTCATTTTTAAGAAAAACTCTCGTCCGAATTTCTTGTCGAATCCAACAATTTTTATTTTGAATCCCATCTTTTTCATGGAGATGAACCAATTCACAATGTCATCTGGGAGCACTGTAGCTGTATTACTCATCGTCAACCATCCGTCTTCTTCCCATCCAAATAGTGGGATACCATCTTCATCGCCTTTTTTAATTGCCGCTGCCCTCGGGAAAAATGCGTGTGTGATGCAGATGTCGACATCTTTGTATGTTCCGTAGATTGCGCCGGCTGTTAGATCGTGAAGTTTTGATAAATCGGCACCGCCATACCATGTGATCGGCAGTTTTGCCAGCTCTTCCAACGACCAGTTATATTCATCGTCAGATGATCTGAATTCGTTGATATCAAAATAAGCATTTAAAGCATTCGTAAAGATGTTCAGTGTTTTGTTTAAATACTCTGCTCTCAGCTGCGGCTCATTCATTGCCTGCGCTGCATCATCCATAAGGTCTTCTATTGTAACAGTGACTCCGATTGACGGCGTGCACATCTGCAATACTTCCGGATCATCCAATGTCGTGATCTCGCCTTTGCTGTTTAAAACATTGCCTTCTTTGTCCTGATCTGCTTTGCAAATAAAAATAAAATAGGAGTCATACGCCTTTTCTGTATTTGTTCCATCCAAAACTCCATGTAACGTATTTAACCTATTTGCTAAAAAACCATCTGGAATATCACCAGCCGTAGAAATACCAATCAAAAGCTTGTTCCGATACGCTTTCATAGCATTTTTCATTAATATATATTTCTTTGCCGCTGCTCTCTTCCAGGAATGCAGCTCGTCAAGAATCAGGCAGTTACAGTTCAGAGAGTCCAATTTGTCCTCTTGGTTGGCAATCGCATACATTTCTGCGGTACCATCTCCGAAATCAATACTAATGGAATGCTCTTGGTTATTGTTTCGGATTCTTAACTTATTCACATCTCCACGTAATGTCTCGACGTTATCCGCCAAAAATCCAAAGCTTTCCATGGTCTGCTTTACAGAGTTCGCAACGATGTACGTCTTTGCACCGGAACATCTATCCAAAATACTCTTTGCTTCAGCAAGTGCAGCACTAAAGGATGTTTTTCCCTGCTTTCTCGGTAAAAAAATAAGCGCTTCGTTAAAACGCCTAATGTCTGTGCCTTTCCGGAAGAATCCAAACAGATTCACACATACAAATTTCTGCCAATCCGTCAATAACATTGGAGTACCTTTAAAGCTCACTCCATTCTTATCCTCACCTTGTACGTGGTGTACGGTTCCCTCGATCAAATCAATCACAAAATCGAATTGGTCACTACGGAAATCTAAATCATCACGTTCTAAGTCTGTCAGAAACCTCTTACACGCAAGTACTCTGTCTATGTTTACTAATACTTTTTTACTTACGATATCCTCCGCATAACGCACAGCCGTATCGAAATGCGGACTGTTAATATGGGATAAGTCCATTTACTTTCCCTGCTGTTTTTCCAGTAATAATGCAAATGCAGATTTTTCTTTTTTCGGCTGTTCAATCTCCGCATTGTACGTTTTTGCATTTAACATCAGTCTGTCGGAATATGTTCCGATATCTTTCCTGAGATTTTCGAGACTCACGAGAATAGGACTTTTTTTACCCCCACTTTTCTCCGTGTCCAGAATTACTTCGTATCCAGACTCTTCAAACTGTTTACTTAAGACATTATACTGATAGATCATGTCTGCATATATCTCGATTACCTGTTTATACTGCACTTTATAGGTTCCAAGCTCTTTCATGTATCTGACTGTTCTGTCGATGATTGTTTGCTTCTGTGGTATATATCTTGCCATCTATTCTCACCTCCTTATCTGCCGGAAAATTTATTTTCACAGATCCGCTCTATTGGAAA